CAGGTAAAACGTCACCTTGTCAACCCCCTTATTGACAACCTTACGATTCGGTGGTATACTTGATAGGAGTAGCAAGCATAATATTGTGGCAGCAAGGACAATGGTAAAAAAGAAAACGGAGTACTACGTTAATAATAAGGAATTCTTAGAAGCGATTACTATCTATCGTAACTCCGTAATTGCCGCCAAAGAATCGGGTGAGACCCGACCTCGTGTGCCGAACTATATTGGTGACTGTTTTCTGAAGATAGCTACACATCTATCATACAAACCAAACTTTGTCAACTACATGTTCCGAGAGGACATGATTTGTGATGGGATAGAGAACTGCTTACAATACATAGATAACTTCGATCCAGAAAAATCCAAGAACCCTTTTGCCTACTTCACTCAGATTATCTATTATGCTTTTCTTCGTCGTATACAAAAAGAGAAAAAGCAACTTGAGATCAAAAATAAAATTTTAGAAAGGTCAGGATATGATGAAGTTATGCACACTGATACCTTTGATGGTACAATGACTGGGATGAATCCATCCCACTCAGATATGGGATCCATAAAGGAAAACATCGAAACTAAAATGAATAGATAATGAAAGTAGAATCTCAATTCACCGCCCACGAATGGAAGAATGCTATTCCTCATGAGGACATGAAGCATCGGGAAACGCTCCTTAAATTATTGCATGAGAAAGCATACCGTCACGGACAGTTTACTTTATCATCTGGTCAAGAATCGGAGCACTATGTTAATTGCAAACCTGTCACTTTATCATGTGAGGGTAATGCACTTCTAGCACATCTCATGATCAAATTGATTGAGAAAGATGCTGTAGCAGTCGGAGGACTCACACTAGGTGCTGATCCATTAGTATGTGGTATCGCACAGAAAGCATATTATAAGTGTAAAAGACCTATTGATGCCTTGATCGTTCGTAAGAACCCTAAAGGATATGGTACTAAGGAAGTCATCGAAGGACCAAAACCACCTAAAGGTTCTGTAGTAACAGTCCTTGAAGATGTCACTACTACTGGCAGCAGTGCATTAACAGCAGTCAAAGTACTACGTGAAGCAGGATATACTGTGAACCGTGTTGTTGCTATCGTAGATAGAATGGATAATCATGATGTATGGAAAGAAAATAATCTTGAGTATCATTCATTGTTCTTACTAGATGAGGTGGCCCATGCCTAGAGCAATATATAATGACAATTCTATACTCATTAATTTGAATGAGTTAGTTACAGTGAGAGGAGAGTTTCTGTTTAAGGATGATGATGTGTCCATGACAGATAATCAAATCGACTATATAGCAGAACGATTACGATCCGATTTAACTTGGGATACACTTTATCACATGGTTGATAGTGCTATCCTTCAGTTCTATGATTGCCATGAGCATCCAGAAATCTGGACAGATAAACACTATGGCGAGATTCAACCCGAACCTGGACGTGAAGCAGAACTTAACAAAAGGGAAGCTGAAGCAAAGAAACGGAAGAAGGAATTTGAAAAGAACTTTGATCTGGTCGAATTATCTTGTCCTGCATGGACAATCGAAGTACCAGTGAGGAAACGACATGATTGATGATCACCTGCCCGACCATATTAATAACCTTTGGGAAGATATGGATAGACTTAATGCATTGTATGAAGAACTCATGTGGGAACATGATGTCGAATTAGAATTCAAAGCAGACTATGAGAACAATCGTATTATTATACAGCAGAAAAAATGAGTACAGGTAAGTGGGTTGGTATAAGTTTAGGGGCAATCTTAGGGTTGTCCCATATTGGTATGATTGGTATGATTGCCAATCGACCTAGTAGGTTGCCAACAATTAATTTTCCAGTTGGACCTTATACTTCTTATCAAGCAAGTGTAGGTGAAGATGGGTACAGTGTGACCTATAAAGCTAATGATCCTAAAGTGATGCGTGTGGAAAGGGATGTAAAGAAGAAAGGTGGCTTTCTGGGATTGGGTAACAACGTTCACAAAATCACAGAAGAATATACAATGGACGGCACAAGGCATACCGATCAAAGACATAGTGCAGACGAACAATCAAAAAAGTCTGTCGCCTGTATCAAGGCGGTCGGTGGAGGAGAGCAGTCGGGAAGGCTTGTCGGGGCTAGCGTTGGTGCTGCTGTCGCTCCTACTCTTGCCTCTGTTCCTTTTGTCGGTTGGGTACTTGCTGGTGCTGCTACGATGATGGGAATGGATGCAGGATCTGATATAGGTGGTACAATGGTAGAAGACTTAAATCCAAATTGTGAGGAAGACAATGCTTGAAGTACAATTATGCGTAGTTAAAAAACTGAGAGAACTGTACCCACAGTCTAGAGCAGTATATAATATCAATACAAAACTGAGGTGGACTATCTTATGAAGATAGCAGTCATTACAGATCAGCATTTAGATGGAAGGAAGGGTTCTAAAGCCTTCTGGAATTACTTTTACAAATTTTACGATGAAATATTTTTCCCAACACTTGAGAAACACGGTATCGATACCATCCTTGATCTTGGTGACACATTTGATAATCGAAAGTCTATGGATTATAGTACTTTCGCAAGGATTAAGGCTGATTATTTCGACAGACTTGAAAGGTATGATGTACACATGATTCTAGGGAATCATTGTACCTATTATAAAAATACCAATAGGATCAATTCCCCAGAACTATTATTACAAGAGTATAATAATATAACTATCTACTCTGAACCAACTAGTCTTACATTAGGTGGTAAGGAGTTTCTTTTATTGCCATGGATTAATTCAGGCAATCGTGCTGAAGCAGTTGAAGCGATACAGAAATCAGATGCTCCTATCTGTGCTGGTCATTTAGAGATAGATGGCTTTGAAGTAATGGCAGGTCATAGATTCAATGGTGGATTCAAATCCTCAGACTTTAAAAAGTTTAATCGTGTATGGTCTGGACACTTTCATCATAAGTCTAAGCATGGTAATATCCAATACTTAGGTAACCCATACCAGATGTTCTGGAATGATTATGCAGATACTAGAGGGTTCCACATATATGATACAGATACTGATAGACTGACATACATTAAAAATCCTTTTGAGATGTTTGCTAAGGTATTCTATAATGATAGCACACATGACTTTACTAAGTACGATACCTCTATCCATAAGGATCAGTACGTTAAAGTCGTAGTAGAAGAGAAGTCTAGACTAGAAGAATTTGAGAATTTAATTGATGGACTCTACCTCAACGGTGCTCATGATGTAAAAATTATTGAAAAGTTGGTTGACACGAAGGTAGATGATGATGTAGAATTGAATGTGAAAGACACCCTAACATTATTAGGTGAGTATATTGATGAGGTAGATCTACAGGTGGATAAATCCGACCTAAAGACCCTTATGCAATCTCTATACATAGAAGCGTGTGAAGTATCTTGACACCATTCTATGTTTGTCATCACTTTAAAAGACCATCCACAAGGTGTGTACTCTGTTCTGGATGAGGATGATGATCGTATCATCCCTATCTTTGAGAACAGAGAGGATGCTTTTCGGTATGTACATCTTCTAGGTGTTGATGAAGAAAACCCAAAACTGGACGTTGTGAATGTGCAACTTGAACAAATGGTACAAGCCTGCTCGATGTCTGGTCAAAGATATAGTATTATAACCACTGACGACTTCATAGTCCCTCCCGATACCTATGATCACTTTTCGAAAGATCCGTTGGAAGAACCTCCTGAGCACGGGAAACACGTTTAGTGAAGTAGATCTCTCTGCGACAAGAAATACTTTAATTGTTGGTACTAATGGATCGGGTAAGAGTACGATCCTAGATGCTCTGACATATACTTTGTTCGGAAAACCGTTCCGTAAAATTAATAAAGGAATGCTGGTTAACAGCGTCAATCAAGGTAACCTCATTGCAGAGATTGAGTTTACTATTGGGAATAATGAATACAAATTAATACGTGGTACTAAACCAAATAGATTTGAGATCTATTGTAATGGTCAGATGTGGAATCAAGAGTCAACTCTTGTAGAGCAGCAGAAGAACTTCGAACAGAATGTATTGAAGATGAACTACAAGTCTTTTACACAGATTGTAGTGTTGGGATCTAGTACCTTCGTTCCTTTTATGCGTTTGCCTTTACCACAACGTAGAGAGATCATTGAAGACATCTTAGATATTCAAGTATTCTCTATAATGAATGGTAGATTGAAGGATAGGATCAGAGAGAATGCTAATGAGATTAAAGATCTAGATTACCAGTTACATCTTCTTACAGAGAAGATAGATCTTCAGAAGAAATATATGTTTGAATTGGAGAAGAAGAACAAAGAAGAGATAGTAAAAAAAGAAGAAAAGATAAAAGAGTATGAAACAGAAAATGAACAGGCAACTGAAGAAATCAAGATTTTAGCAGAAGAAGCTCA